TATCTGTCCAGGTATCTCCTTCTATTTTATAATGGTCAATAATATCTTCTCTGTTAAAGAAAATATCACCATTCATATTTTTCATCTCACTCCACGTAAATTTACATTCATCAAGAGTCTTATTTCTTGTTTTTTGCATTCTATCAATTATTTCCTTTGAATGTTTTTTTCCAAAAAACCCGTTTTTTTCGCCGAAAAGAATAGTTACATTTCCACCAATAGAAAGATTATAATTATCAAAAGATTCAACCCATTCTCTATTAACTATTTCTTTTTCTAGTATTTCAACCTCTTCTTTGTCTTCGGTTACTAACAGTAGTTCTTGTTTCATATTTAAAGGCCCATATTTCTCAATAGCATATTTCATTAGTTTCCCAGACCCTAAATAACCATCTTTAAATATAGAACCGTTTTCACTTTCATTATATAATATATCCTCTATATCATATATTCGGTGGAATCCAACATATTCTTTATTGTTGATAGTGTTTATCGTTTTATATATACAGTATAGCATAAAAATACCTCTTTATATTGATGAGTTATTTATTTATTTATAAAAAACGATATTTACTCCTTCTGTTTTGCGTAGTATGCTTTTATTTATGATTTTATCTATTTCCACGAAATAATAATTATCACCATCCTCAATACAAACTCTTGTATCCCCAGTTAAACACGATTTTCCACGAATAGCAGAAGATGATGTTGCGGCAGCAATAACTTTACATCCATTCTCAAGTTCAACGGAACCTTTATTCCACACAACAACACCCTGTTGAATCCACTTAGGGAGCGCTTCATATGCTATCTTTATCCTGTCGAGAATTTCACGAGCTGAATCGCCCTTATTTGCGCAAAGGGCAACTGACTTGCGCTCGTTAAATAGGATATAATGTAGGATTATGACAACAGCTGTTGTCGTGTTGTGTGATAATATACCATTTGTGTAGTATCTATGGTTATCACTATCAATGGTGATGTCAAACATATTAGATGAACCATCAAGTTTTCTAACGCAAGATACTTTTACTGGTCCGCTTTCACACATTACGTATGAACCATCTTTCACGTCCTTAACAAATATCTCGTTATAGTTCTCATCAAATACTACATGATCATCAGCACAAACAAGAGAGTTACCACCTTCAATGATAATTTCCCATTCATCATACTCAATGGTTTTGTGTACGTGAGTTATATTCTCCCATCCAGTATCGGTTTCTATTTCCCATTCATCGCCGATATAAACACTATCAACGAACTTTCGCTCTATTTGTTCAGAAAGTTTACACATCTGTCAATGTACTCCTGTTTATCTGATTTATAATCACTTTCCCATATCTTAAGGACATCAAACCAATTATCCTTTGCTATTTTGTCTTTATGAGCTTCCTTATCCCATATCTCTTTGGCATTCTTTTTTGACACTCTGTTATAAAACGTTTCGTCATATATTTTTGGGTTTGCATGCCAGAAATCTCCATTATATTCTATTATTTTATCGCCGACTTTTATATCATAGATGCAGTATTTACTTCCTTCATCGTAGAAAATTGAATACGATGTCTCTATATTTGGATAAGATTCTGATAGTATCTTTATAAGTTCTCTTTCAGCCTTTGACACAGTAAATCCATGACCACACTTTAGAGAGTTTATTCTAGCCTTTTCTTTCTCTGGTTTACTATTAAGTGTATCTTGCCATTTATCTTGTCTTTCTTTCCAAACTCTTTTTCCATCTTCTTCTCCATATTTATCAATGCATTTTTCAAGCGAAAAAGTAGATTGCCTTTTACTCAATAATTTTTTACTATATTCTTCTGTATATCCTTTATTGAGATAATATCTAATATCCGTATTTCTATTTCCCGATTCTGAAAGTTTATCATTTACTCTTTTTGATAGAGTTGGATCATAAAATTTTGATTTATTTGAGAATGGAGAAAGTTTTCCTTGATGTTTGTATCCTGGATTATTTGCGCCAGATACTCTATTAGATTTACTTTTAAGTTTTTCAATAGCAATCGTCTTTGAATTATATATTATTGATAACCATTCAATGTTTTCACCTTTTTTGCCATCGTACTCAACCATATTTTTAACCCATTGTATTCTTTCTTGCCAAGACAAATCAGAAGAAAATATTCTTGTTTTATTTTCTATTCGTCCTGGTATTTTTAGTTTATACCACTGTAAAGCAATTATAGTTCTGATATCCGTAAGAGTTTTTATATCATCTCTCTTTCTTATTATCATTTTTATCGTGCTTTTTTTGCATTTCATAGAAATCTCCTATAGTAGTTTCGATAACTTCTCCTGTTATTTTATTACGTACCCTTATAGAAGTATTTATAAAAACACATTTTCCTGCCTGACGCGAGGTAACAACCGCAACCCTTCGGCTGTTGTTGTATTTGTCTATGATTTCTTCTTGATAATCGTACAAGTCAATTGGTATGAGTCCTCTGTCAACGTGGACAATCTGGATATACTTCTCGGCAAAATACATTGGATCGTTAGCACATTTTTGATACTCCCGTATGCGTTCCTCACTCCACTGCACGGGAACCCCACTTCGTTTTATCAGGGTGTTTCCAAGGTATCCCTTGAAATCTTCTATGGCGTTATTAAGAGTCATTGGATTTTAGTAATCCTTTAAGTAGATCAGCGGTGGAACCAACGAAAAGAGCGTTGTTTATATTTGTTGACTGGGGGTTTTGTTCTTTCTCTTTGCCCTTTGTCTTCACATGAATATCAATGAGATCTTTATTCTGGTCAGATAGGGTTTTCAAAAGAACGGGAATAGTCTCGTATGCTCGTAGAGATTCAGATTGTTTTGCTAGCTCAAGAAGATCATCAAGAGCCATAGTTCCTTTGCCTATAAGTTCCTTTATGTTGTCGCGAACAAGATCGTAGTCCCCCCTGTCCTCGTCAGCCTTCGTGACTTCAGGGACTGTTGGTTTTTTTGGAACCATTGCATTCAAATACTCCTGGTTCTCCTCCACTCCAAATGCTTTACTCAATTTGTCTTCCATGTTAATCGGGGTATATATGTTCAATTGTTTCAAGATACTCATAGTCATCGTCGACTGTTATCTCATCAAGAGTCTTTCCATCAACAATAGGAATGATTGTGATCTTATCATACGCCGAGAAGGCTTCATCAGATGACAACTTTGTTATCGCGGTCTTAATTACTGGGGATCCATCTGTTGATGTTGGAAGAACCGGGCCATATATTTTTCCCTTAAGATTGAACTCAAAATCCCAAGTTATAACACGACGAGTAGCAAAATCCCCTTCATAGTCTTCGTTTAGCGAAACACTGTCCAATGTGATCGGAACATCAAGAAGAATTACATCGTCACTTGTTGAGTTCTCGTTGTGATACTTTATTCTGAGAGTGACATTCATGTTTGGGGTAAAGAATGGAAGAATCTGCTCAACAATCTTTGTTCCATCTTCGGTCTTCTTAGTCATTACCGATAGGCTGAATGATATATCGTATGGTTCTCCATCCCGAATGTAATCCATTCTTCCGGGATTTGTTGGATTTGGTCTTGAAATACGATTCATTTTATTCAGGACTCGGCTGCTATCCCTTGATATACTGGTGATAACAAACCCTATTCTTGGTAGGGTGATGGAAGCAGACTCATTCGTTGATTCGCGCGCCTCAACACGAGCGAGGTGTTTCTCCTTTGATCCATATGATATAGGGACAAGGACTTGGTCTGTCCATGCACCATTCGTTGAATCCCAATCCCTTATTTCAATGTTCTTGAATAGTGATCCAAAAGCAATCACATAGGTTCTGATAATGTTCCTGTAAAAGTAAGAGTGTCCTAGCATTAGCCTTCCATTTGTTTTACTAATTCCATCATTTCCTTTTCCCAAGAATCAAGTGATATATCACCTACCTTATAGACATCAACTGATGTGGTATATAGTTTGTTCAATCTAATATTCGCGCTTGGATTTGTTCCAGTAAAGTAGTAGTACCCCTTTCCTCTATTGAGTTTCATCTCATATTTTTTGGCGACCTTGTTGACATCAGACAATGTTATTTCCGTTATATATTCTTTAAATTTCTTCATTACCATTCCTCCGAAAATGGGTTGTCCTCACTAAAGTCCATTATGTTATCCATATCAACGCCAAATCCTGTATTGTCCTCTGGAATCGAGAGTTCGATATTTGACTGAGGATAAATAGTCTCAACTCCATCAATGGATGTGTTTCCAGTATTGAAATCCTCGTGAGAGCGCTCAAGCAGTTCGACCGTGAGTTCAAATACCATAAGTTTTCCCTGGGGATAGAACATCTTCTCATCCTCCACAAACATGATCTGGAATATCTTCCCATTCATTGGCATATAGAGAAGATCCCCCTCGCGCGGGCATATGCGTGATAGTGTTGTTGTTTCATCTAACTGATTATATGCCAGGGCAGTATTCTCA